TGGGCTCGGAGATGTGTATAAGAGACAGATCTCGTTCGTACCCCTGCGAACGAGATTAAGTCACAACTAACTAAAGTCTATACGGGCAAAGTGAACTAATTCAGGAACAGTTCACATAATCACGTGATTACCTGCCGCCGTCCGCGTCGCTCTGCTCCGCTCCGCGGACGGAACCCGGTGCTTGCGCAACCCGTGCAGGTAACCCGTGGACGGAACCCGGAGAACGCGTGACCACGGATGAAAACCCGCGGACGGGACACACAAAATGACTAACGGTCAGTTTTGTCAGGGACACACACAAAATGACCAACAGTCAGTTTTCACCCGCCGTCCACGTCGCTCTGCTCCGCTCCGTGGACGGAACTTGGTGTAACACGTTACCACGTCACAGCACGACGATAAACAGTCCGAAAAATATTTTCAAAAAACTTTGAAAAACCTATTGACATTTCTTCAAACATGTGTTAAGATATATACGTAATCAAGAAGAACACAAGTTGCAACGAAGTTTCAGACGATTACAAAAGAATATTCAAGAAAGGCAAAAAAACTCCTTTCTGCGTAATTTCATTGTCAGTTTCCATACTCTCCATATTATCTATTACAACAAATACTATTTGAAAGGACAAACAAAACTATGCTTACTAACACTATCATCAAATCTACAGACCTTAGCAAAATGGACAAGTACAACGTAATGAACTACAACAACGGTGAGAACCTTGAAAAGGCTATTAAAGAATTCGGGAAACTCGTTATCTCCTACCCGGACGCATGGGCAATGGTTCACACTGTGAATGACAACCCGAAACCCGGTCAGGATAAGGAATATGACAAGCTTGTCATTATCGCAGATGGCATTCTGTATCATACTGGCTCCCAGTCGTTCACCCAGTCGTTCCTTGACATTGTGGGCACGTTCGACGCAAGCGACGGTATGGAAATCGAATGCTTTGCGAAGCCGTCCCAGAACTATAAAGGTCGTAACTTCCTCGGTTGCCGCCCTGTAGCAAAGGCAGGTGAATGATAGTGAAGTATATTCGTAGAACTGTTCAGACCACGACATACACTTACACGATTAACGAAAACGGTATTGAATATCACTTCACCGACGTTTGTGAGGGTGCTCCCACTCTCTACGCGTTGACTAAGAAGTTGCACCGCGACCACGACAATAAAGAAAAGGGCCGCGTTGTAACTTTCGTCAACATTGAGTCTATCGAAGAAAACCGCTACGAAATGTCCGTCAAGGATTTTATCGAGAACGCGGAACTCGTAGACCATATCAAATAAACAATAAGATTTCTCCTTTCCTTAACTGCCGCTGACACGGCGGTAAACCTCCCGATTGAACCGATGACGAAAAAAAAAATTCGTCATCGGTTCTTTTTTATTTTTACACTTTATTATACCATAACGGTATTATTTTGTCAATAGAAAAGAGGGTAAAGTATGGCTAAAAAATCATCAAAAAAACTAACACCTAATCAAGCAGAATTTGAGCGTTTACTTACAAACGCAAAGCAACGCTTTAACCGTTATTTAAGAAAAGGCTATAAATCACAGTACAAGGCTAAAGATTTGTTTAGCGCTTTTGAACGTCCCGAAAGAATAACAAAGAAAATGCTCAATAAATTAAAGCAAGAACTTAAAGACATTACGGACACGGTGTTATATGCAGAAGCGCAAAACGGTGAAGCTATTTCGTTTACTGACATATCTAAAGCGGCAAGAGCGCAGTTTAACAAGTTAGGCTTTACGCAATTTACGGTTACAAGTTCAACGGGTGTTGAAAGCAATATAATTCTTTCAGTTAACCATGCACCCATAGCTAATATAAATGAAGCTGACCTTGCGTTCGCGCATTTTGTTGAATCGAATGCACGTTGGGTAACAGACAAAAAGAAACACGCAGGTATGGAATATATATTAGATGACCTAAAGGAAGAACGCAATCATCTGCAAAACCGTTATGGCAAAAATGAGGGTGACACCGTATTCGCGTACATGCTGAATGAAATCGGTGTTGCCGCCGGGACATTAACGTCACAGGAAGCGAACGACGTTAACGCGGCGGGACGTTGGCTGGGCAACTTTTACGAACACCGCGAAGCAGGTGTAGAAGAAATGATGAAACTAAATGAAGCGTTTGGAGACGTGCAAGCATGAATTATTACGTATGTGATTTTGAGACAAGCGTATACGACGGGCAAACTGACACGGAAGTTTGGGCGGCGGCATGTGTTAAAATACATACAGAAGATGTACTCGTTGTAAACTCAATAGGTAAATACTGGGAATGGGTAGAACAGTTAAAAGGCAAGAACATCGTGTACTTTCACAACGGCGCTTTTGACTTTTCTTACATTCTTGATTACCTATTGAAGCGCGACGACTACGCACAAGCAACCTACACGCCCGACGGCAAAGTTGAACACACTATGTTTTACGAAACAAATGACATGCAACCTAACACTTTTAAATACAGCATATCCGACATGGGACAATGGTATACAATGACTGTTAAAACCCATAGAAGCCTTATAGAGTTCCGTGACAGTTACAAGCTTATCCCCCTCTCCGTCGCAGACATGGGAACAAGCTTTAACACCAAACACCGTAAGAGCACGATTGAATACAAGGGTGAACGTCACGCAGGGTATAACATTACCCCTGATGAAGAACACTATATCAAGAACGACGTGCTTGTTGTAAAAGAAGCGATTGAATTTATGTTTGCAGACGGTCACAAGAAATTAACCATTGGCGCGTGTTGCATGAGTGAGTTTAAGTCCGGCTATAACCGTTTTGTTTATCAAGACATGTTCCCAAACCTTTACGACATTCCGCTTGACCCTGAGCGCTACGGCGCTATAAATGCAGACGAATACATACGCAAGGCATACCGTGGCGGGTGGTGTCACGTCGTACAAGGCAAGCAATGCAAGGTACATAAAAACGGTTTGACGCTTGATGTAAACTCCCTATACCCGTCCATGATGCACAGTGATAGTGGCAACTATTATCCCATTGGCTTACCTGCATTTTTCAGTGGCGCAGAGGGTTTAAAGGCAGTCGAAGCGGAAAGACAGGAACGGTTAAAGTCACATAACCCTTTGACAGGTATATATTATTTTGTGCGTCTACGTTGTCGTTTTAGACTAAAGGTCGGGTATCTCCCTTTTATTCAGCTAAAGAAAAATCTGCATTATAGACAAAACGAGAGTTTAACTACGTCTGACGTATGGGACGAAAACCAAAAGCGATACGTGTCAGAATGGGTAGACCAATGCGGGAAGAAGCATGACACGTATGTGACTATAACAATGACCATGACAGATTACGAACTATTTAAAAGGCATTACATTATAATTGACCCTAAAATTTTGGACGGCTGTTATTTCGAAGCACAACAAGGCATCTATGACAAATACTTGAACAAATATCGTGAAATGAAAATCAACGCTCCAAACAAGGGTATTAGAACAGTGGCGAAATTATACAGCAACAATCTGTACGGAAAACAAGCGGCATCTACAATCAGTTCGTATAAGGTTGCTATGCTCAAACCTAACGGCGTGGTAGGCTTCTTTACTGTCACGGAAAACGAAAAGACACCGGGTTACATTGCATGTGGCGCGGCTATTACCAGTTACGCACGAAACTTTACAATTACTGCCGCACAGCAGAATTACTACGGTGTCAATGCTCCCGGCTTTATCTATGCAGACACTGACAGTCTGCATCTTGACTTACCGTTGGACAAGATAAAAGGTGTCACGCTACACCCGCGAAATTATTGTTGTTGGAAGAATGAAACAAACTGGGACGTTGGATTTTTCACACGTCAGAAAACCTACATTGAACACGTAACACATGAGGACGGCGAACCGATTGAAACCCCGCATTATATTGTGACATGTGCGGGTGCAAACAAAACCGTTAAACAACTGTTTATACATTCAGTCGAACAGGATTACGACACAGAGAAGAACCCGGAAAACTACACGCCCGAAGAACTTGAATTTATCCGTGAACCCCGTAGTATATCCGACTTTGTACCGGGCATCATGATACCGGGTAAACTTTCTCAAAAGCGCATTAAAGGTGGTGTTATCTTAGCTGACACGACATTTGAAATGCACTAAAAGTAAAAATCCCTTAGAGCATGAAAACTCTAAGGGATTTTTGTTATTCTTAAACGCACGTCTACACAAAGGAATTGACCGTTCATAGCCTTGTCACGGCGGCATCTTTCAACCGTGTCACCCGTGCAGGTCGATGTGCAGAACGAACGCAGAATACAAATTAGAATGAAAGTGCTTTTAGTATCGCTTCTTTCGCTTGTAAATCCTTGAACCGCATACAGCCATGTTCGAAGTAGTAGCGAAGCTTTTGAATTAGTATAAAGTTACTCGACACCATAACATAATTTAATTTATGGTCGGCGGTGTCCACTGTGATTTTGAGCGGATATTGATAATCGACGCTTTTGTCACAGAACACTATACCCAGTTCGGGGTACTCTCGAACGCCGTAGTCAATACCAGCATAGCGTATCGTTGCGACATACTTTCCGCGACCCGTCGGCGTATCGACAAATGAGAGGTCATCTTGTAAATACACACCCTCGGCGCTATATGCGATATAATCGCTCGAGCCAAACGCGCGGTTAAAAGCACTTGACTTTAAAGCTTTAGCAGCTGTTTCGTTATAACCCTGTTCCAGAACGAAACCGTCTCCACGCATGAAATGCGTGTCCTTTTGAAGTCGTGTTGAAATATCCATTGCAACATAATACGGGTTGAGTATCGTTACAGGGTTGGAAATCATATATACGGGCACGTAGCGGGATTGCTTGCTACGTCCACGCGCAATAGAATTGTGAATAGAGATAAACTTTTCAACCTCTTTGTCGCAGTAGTGGTTCTGCTCGGATTGAAACTCGTCGAATATAATATTGTCAATGTCACTGAACAAATGTGAATTGCGCTTTAATTGGTCGGCTGAATTGATGGAAATTGCGTAGCCGCACGGTTCTTCGTTTAAATATAACTCTTGGTATATGCCTTTCATCTTCTTTGCGGCGGTCATATCGTATTCTGGGAAGAATAATTCTTTTATATCCTTGAAGAACTTTTCGTCACAGCCGTCTAACTCATAGTTGAAGCGATACAGCAACGCGAACTTTTCTCCACGTTTAATAAACCTGTTTACCACAAGCCTATTAAAATATGTAGTTTTACCTGCGCTACGGTTAGAGGTACACATGAACACCTCGGGTGTTTTGCCGTTTATATCCTTTAATGACAATAGCTTTGTTCCGTCGTAATAATTTGATTTTGGCACTATATTTCAACTCCGTGTATTATTTTCTAATTAAATTATACCACAAGTATATTGACAAGTCAACCCTTTTGTGCTATACTACAAGTATAAAGGTGGTAAATACAACAGAAGGGATTGAAACTTTATGGACGTAACCGCCATTGTTCAGGTTGTTTCCTCTCTTGGTTTCCCTATCGCCGTTTGCTTAATTTGCTTTTGGTATATCAATAAGCTTGAGGAAACGCACAGGAACGAAGTGCAGAAGCTAACCGACGCGCTCAACAATAACACGCTCATCATGCAAAAGCTTTGTGACAGAATGGGCGTAGAGAAAGAGGGTGACGAGTAATGTCAGCACCTGCGGAACCAAAAAACTATTCCGTCTACAGTATTCAAACCGTTTACAGTTTGTATGAGGACGCAGACAAAGAGCATAGAGAGGGTGCACCTATAATACATTGTAAAAATGTAATTAAGATACCTATTGCCGAACCCGTTGCACAGCGAATTGGAATTAACACCTATACCGTCATACCTTGTATAGCGTATGTTTTCGCAAATGGTGTGATATACCCTTTAAAAATTTTTATCGAAACTAACGAGGGCGTTACAGTGGAACCTATTCGTGTACAGGCTCCCTTAGTTCAGTACAACGAGGCTTTTTTACTAACCCTCCCACGAGGGACAACGGGTATTAAAAAAGCATATATAAGAAGGCGGATCGGGAATCGTATTATTCAAAACGATTTGGTGTTTGACATCATGGAAGCGCCTTATAATTATGAAAATTATTTGCTTGCACTAAATCATGCCGAATTTGTAGATTTTAAAGTTTACGCACTTGCCAGAATAAACAAGTCAGAGATGGCGACGTCAGAACTTAGTACAGAAGTAAATAATCTCAAAGCAAGAGTTGCAACTCTCGAAAACAAGGTAGGTGGATAACAATGTGCGCAAAAATCTTTTCGAATGGTGTCGACCTCTCCGAACATCAAGGCACAGTCAACTTTGACAAACTCAAAGCCTCCGGCATTGACTTCGTTCTTCTCCGCGCCGGTTACGGCAGTGCAAACCGATACCCCGAACAGTACGACGCAAGGTTCGAGGAATATTACAAAAAAGCGAAAGCCGCAGGGCTTGGTGTGGGTGCATATTGGTACAGCTACGCAGAAAACGCCGACATGGCGGCAGACGAAGCCGCAAGCTTTATCAAAGCTTTAAAGGGAAAACAGTTTGACTACCCGGTATATATCGACATGGAGGAAGACGGCATTGCAAGAAAGCTTGGTAAAACAAAATACAGTGACATCGCGGCTAAAATACTCAGCACAGTGGAAAGCAACGGCTACTGGGTAGGGATTTACGCCTCTTTGTATTACCTTTCAGACCGTCTTGACATGACAAAATTGTCAAGGTACGCCGTTTGGTGTGCCCAGTGGAACGACGTTTGTCAATACGAAAACGCGGGTATCTGGCAGTACACAAACAGTCACACCGTAAACGGTGTCTCGGGTAAAGTGGACGCGGACTACGCGTATTATGACTACCCGTCACAGATCAAAGCAAAAGGGCTAAATGGCTACAAAAAGAAAAGTGACAACAAGGATTTAATCCGAACGAAGCTTGAACAGATTGAAGTTCTTGCAAATGAAATTGAAAGCTTGATTTAACATGGCAACCTATAAGCAATGTATAACAGACCAAAAGACAATCTATGAAAGCGCGGGTTATCCGTACTACGACGGCGGCGGTGAACATGGCGGCATTGATACCGTGCATGACAACTACAAAGCGTATGCACCTTTAGCCGGAAAGGTTGTATGGGCGCAGGTGTGGGACGGCAGTACCATAACGGGGAACATGTCGTGGGGCAACATGATACTTGTGGAGTTCGAACCAAACAAGTATTGGCTTGCGGCACACTTTGCGTCACAGATTTGGTCTGAGGGTGACAGCATTGCACAAGGTCAGTTTATCGGGACGCAAGGTCAGACGGGCAACGTCACTGGTACACACACCCACTGGGAATACTGGGACGGCGGACAAACAACCGCTTACAGAAAAGACCCGTCAAGCATCTTGCGTATACCGAACGGTGTAGGCACGTATAACGTTACGTGGGACGCAAGCACACCGCAACCGAAACCACCTTTACCCGACGCGACATGGCATGCAAAAAACTTGTACGGTTACTCCCGTGAGAGTTCAGAAGCGCAAGACAACGCTATCATGATTTACAAGGCTTTGGTGCAATCACTCGGGTGGACATTAAACGCCGTTTCTGCCGTCCTTGGTAACATGGAATGGGAGAGCGGGTACAATCCGTGGCGGTGGGGTTGGGATGAACCCCTCCCGTCAACGGATTATAGAAAGGACGATATTGGTTATGGCTTGGTACAGTTTACTCCGCCTCAAAAGTATATTGACGCAGATATTGCAAAGTCGTCCCCCGGGTATGCGCCACACTTTAGTGACGTGATGGGCAGTCCCGATGACGGTACAGCGCAATGTTACTTTTTGAGTAACGCTACAAACCTGTGGTATCCTGTTAGTCCGTATAACATGAGTTACGCGGAATTTAAGGCATCTACGGAAAGCCCGGAATACCTTGCAAGTGTCTTTTTGGACACTTACGAGCGCCCGGCAGACCCGGAAGCAACACGCGCAGACCGTCAAAAGGCGGCGCGATATTGGTATAACTACCTTGGACAATATGACCCCGATACCCCCCCAACACCCCCGCCAACACCAACGAAACGAAAATCCATGCCTATATGGATGATGTGCCTTGGCTACAGAAAGAGAATGATTTAAAATGGCAGTAAAGAAACTTGAAGAATTTAAAGAAATTTTCGCGTCGGGTGACTTTACACCTGATAGACTGTTAGAAATTGCCGAAGACGTTGCGGACACGTTTAACGATTTTAGCACCAGACTGACCGCGGCCGAGGAAGCAACAGCAAAAAAGGATAAAGAATGGCGCGAAAAATATACAAGCCGTTTCTTTGAAGGTAAACCAGAGGGCAGTAAACCCGACGAACCTGCAACGCAGTCCCCGTATGGGGTAGATGCAACCGAACGTGCAGAACATATCACGTTCAATGATTTATTTAAATAAGAAAGGATGATTTTCAATGGCAACTAAGCCGAAAGTAAGAACGCTTACAAACAGTTCCGCAGACGTGTTAAATGCAATCCGCAATTCCGCGTCTATCAATTACCGTAACTATGTCCCTGTTGTGACCCCGGACGCAGACAGCATCCGTGAAATCGGCGCAATTATCATGGACATGCCCGCGCTCCAGAATGAGTTTCTTTCCGCGCTCGTAAACCGTATCGGCAAAGTCATTATCACGTCTAAGTCCTACTCTAACCCGTGGGCGATGTTTAAGAAAGGTTTCCTTGACTTTGGCGAAACGGTTGAAGAAGTGTTCGTGGCTATGGCGCGACCGTTCCAGTATGACCCGGCAGTCGCGGAAAACGAACTCTTCAAGCGTGAAATCCCGGACGTTCAGTCCGCGTTCCATGTCATGAACTTCCAGAAGTTTTACAAGACCACAACAGAGGAACAGGATTTGCGCCTTGCGTTCCTGTCCGAAGACGGTGTATATAACCTCGTCGCGAAGATCACGGAACAGCTTTACACCGCTATGGAGAATGACGAATTCCTCGTCATGAAGTACATGCTTGCGCGTAACCTCTCTCGCGGTCAGATTAGCGTACAGACAATCAACACAAGTAACATTGATGACGCAACCGTTGCAATGCGTAAAGCGTCCAATGACCTGCTGTTTATGTCTGACGAATACAACCTTGCTGGCGTGACCACGCACACCCTGCGTGATGACCAGTATATCATTATCAATACTGCGTTCGATGCTACCCAGAGCGTAAAGAACCTTGCGCGTGCTTTCAATATGTCGGAAGCCGAACTGCTCGGGCATATCGTTCTTGTGGACGGTTTCGGCAAGCTGAATGTAAAGCGCCTTGCGGAACTCTTTAAGGGTGACGCGAACTATTATGAGTACAGCCCGGACGAACTGGAAGCTCTCAATGAAATTCCCGCCGTACTTGTTGACCGTGATTATTTCGTGATTTACGATAAGCTCCAGCAGTTCCGCGACCTCGAGAACGTACAGGGGCTTTACTGGAATCACTATCTTCATGTATGGAAGCTGTTCAGCGTGTCCCCGTTCGCAAACGCTATCGCGTTTATCCCGAACACCCCGACTGTCACAGGCGTTACGGTATCTCCGGCTACAGCTACGGTGTCCGCAGGTCAGGTGCTTACCTTGACCGCGAAAGTCGCAACGACCAACTTTGCGCCGCAAGCAGTTACGTGGACAAGTGACAATCCGCTCGTTACGGTGTCTGCGTCTGGCGTGGTTAAGGTTGACCCGACTGCAAGCGGCACGGCGAACATTACCGCGACTTCTAAGTTCGATACCACACAGAACGGCAAGTGCGTGATTACCGTACAGTAAACTAAATCAATGTAAGTCAAACCCTCTGGAAACAGAGGGTTAAGGCTTATATAAGAGGTGGATAATATTATGTACATTGTGCCAAACAGCACCGTATATATTTTAAGCGGTATTCCAATCAACAAAAACTATCAGCATACTATTTATTTTGATGATGCTAACGCACAGTATAATTATTTTAAAAAGCACGTAAAAAAGACCTTTACGGGCGTTTCGTATCAGCGTGAAAAACGCGGGTGGATACGTGTGGAATGTTCCGCAGATGAATTGTATAATTGCAATTATATCATGTACCAGAACACCGCCTATAACAACAAGTGGTTTTATGCGTTTATTGACAGCGTAGAGTTTGTCAATAACGTCACATGTGAAGTAACATTCACCCTTGATGTTATGCAGACATGGTTTTTTGATTACACGTTACAAGCTTGCTTTGTTGACCGTGAACACGTTGCAGATGATACGATTTTCACGCATACTGTGCCCGAAAACATCGGTTATGGCGAGCCTATTGTAAATAGGGTGCAGTGGGAAGATAATGTTTTGTTTTCTCCGAAAGGTGTTATCTACACCGCTTCCGAACCGTCAAGCGCCCTTGGAAGCGAAACGAAAGCACAAACTAAAGCATACGGCGTTCCATGTAATATGTATATCGGATGCAGTAAACAGGTTAAAACAAACGGACAGGTTACAGGTGTTGATAATATTGGTGTGATGAACGACCTGTCTTATTATCTTGCATCGGGAAAACAGTCTGCCTTACAATCTGTTTATACTTTACCTGTGTTTATGTGTGATACCAATATTACAATTAGTGTAAATGGTGGACAGCCGCCAAAAGAACCAGCTGAACTCGGAATGCACGTGTTAAGGAACACAAGTGATTTAAACGGTTATACGCCAAGGAACAAAAAACTTTTCTGTTATCCCTATAATTTTTTAAGGCTCTCTAATCAAAGTGGTGCTGTACAGGATTACCGCTTTGAAGACTTTCAGCAGAGTGATGCCGATAAACTTACAAACAGTGTTACTTTCAAGGCATATGGAACAGGTTTTAACAACCCACAAGTAGTTATTGTACCTCAAAAATACAAATTCAAAGATGAATTTTTTGATGAAGCAATTACAATTTCGGGTTATCCTATGCTTCCTTACTTGGGTGATGCTCTTGCCGCGTATTTAGCTTTAAACTCCAATGGCTTAGCGTATCAACGTACAGCACCTATTTACAATGCTGTTAGGGGTGCTGTAGGTGGCGTGACAAACGCGGCGGCGGGTATCGCTACAGGAAATGTGGGGTTAGCTTTGTCAGGCGCGGCATCTGTTTTAGGCACGGGTGTAACTAAAACTGTAGATAGTATGCAGATAGAAGCAGAACAGTTAGCAAAGCAAGCAGACTTGGCAGAAGTTCCGGATACAGCGTATGGGTTAACCAACGCAACAAGCGTTACAGCCGCTACAGATAATTTAAGACCCACGTTTTACAGCATGTGTTGCAAAGCGGAGTATGCTAAAATCATTGACGGGTATTTTGATAGATGGGGCTACAAATGCAATGAAGTTAAAATTCCGAACCGCAATGTTCGTCCCCACTGGACATACACCAGAACGAACGCATGTACAATCAACGCAAATTGTCCCAGAGATGACGAAGACATGATATGTAATATCTATAATAACGGTATTACGTTCTGGCGCAATGGCGATGAAGTAGGCAACTACACCCTTGACAATTCAATTTAAAAGAGGTGATAAAACATGGCAAGTAGTTTGAGGTCAAAGCATTACGGCGGTACGCAAGACCGCATGTTTTGGAGTACGGCTTTTGAAAACCGACTGAACAACGATTTGTACCTTTCAAGGCTCGTTGAACTTTCCGCGTCCATGTTTGACTGGACAGGTCTCCCCGAAACATGCGACGTGCGAACACTTGAACTTGCGCTTCTGGGCAACGGACGCGCGGTATTCTTCAAGGACGATGCACTCGACATGTACATGACACTCCCCGTAAACGTCAGTACCAGCGGCTACGACGTGTACGGACAGCCGTTGCAGTTTACGGCGCGTAGCTTGTATAACAACTACAGATACCCACTGACACAGAAAACAGGCGTGATGATTTATAATAACTATCTCCGCACACCGTCCCTGATGCAGTTGGTATCATTCGCGGACAGGCTCGGAAAGATTGATGAAATCATCGACATAAACGTCAACGCGCAGAAAACCCCAATTTTGATTTTGGCAGATGAAAGCAAACGCTTGACGATGAAAAACTTGTACATGAAGTATGACGGAAATCAGCCGTTTATTTTCGGTGACAAGAACTTATCTATCAATGACTTTACAGTATTAAAGACAGACGCGCCATACGTTGCAGACAAATTGTATGAACTCAAAACACAGATTTTCAACGAAGCTTTAACCTATCTTGGTATTTCAAACACGTCCTTGCAGAAGAAAGAGCGATTGATTACAGATGAAGTATCGCGTAACATGGGCGGTACTATTGCCGCAAGATACAACCGCTTAAACGAGCGGCAAAAAGCGTGTGAAAAAATCAATAGTCTGTTCAATCTGAATGTATGGTGTGAGTACAAGGAAGACTACGATGACCGTCTGATTTTGGAAGATGCAGATGATGTGATGTATCAGAAGCAGACCGAAGAAAAGGAAAGAAAGGAAGAAGACAGTGAGTAAATTTACAACAGAAGTTCGTTGGATTTGCGAAAGTTTTGTTCCAGAATTGAACTGGCAAGGTGAGTACGAACACAGCGGCTATGGTGACGTTGAGAAAGCTTTGCAAACCGGTTATGAACACATTTTCGACTTTGATTTTCCTATCTGGAAAGAAAGTTATCGTGAACACCTGTGCAAACTTATCCTACTCCACTATTATACGCGTGAAATAGCGTATGAAACGTATGCGCTTTGGAAACTGCATCTTCGGGAGCGGCTTGTCGCGATTATGCCGAAATATAACATGCTGTACAAGCAAGAGGAACTTGCGAACCCGTTTGATAATATCAAACATACTACAGTAGGCGAAGACACGACACACACTGCTGACAACGGCACATCACATGGCGAAAGTCAAAGCACAGGTTGGAACAAGTTTAACGAAACTCCGCAAGGTGGTATTGAGGGGTTAGACACAGATAAGTATTTGACAAACGCAACAAAGACAACGAGCGAAGCTTCAACCGACGGCACAGCACAAAGCACACAGGACGGTAAACGCAACACGGAGTATACTTATACAGGGCGTAGCAGTGGAGACGCGTATTTCTCTGAAATGACTAAAATGTATAAGAACTATGAAAGTGTTGACAACATGGTATTGCACGAACTGGAAGATTTATTCTTTGGTTTGTGGGAATAAAGGAGGTACAGTATGCCGAACGATAATAATTTTACACCCGCAAAATTTGACCCGATCTTGCAAAAATATGACGGTATTCCGTATTTGCGCTTTTGGTGTCAAAAGGTTCTCCCGGCGGTCTACGATCAGAGCTTGAGTTACTATGAGGTGCTGTGTAAGCTTGCGGCGTTCCTTAACAAGATGCTTGAGGAACTCGAAAAGATGCAGGATAACATTGACGCTTTGCATAAAGCGTACAAAGACTTGCAAGACTGGGTGAACGCTGAAATCGCAAGGTTTGAAGCGCACATGGAACAGCACTTCGACGACCTTACGCAAGAGCTCTGGAACAAGTTCGAACAGTATAAAAATAATACAAACACTACCTTACAGCAGTGGTTTAACGACTACACTACAAATACTACAAATAATTTAAACAAAAAGTTTGAAGAATTTGTGACCAAGGCTAACACGCGCATTGACCAGATGTTCAACACGTACACCTCGAATACGAATAACGAGTTCAACACGTGGAAAAATGATTTTACGAACCAGTATAACCAGTGGAAAAACGAAGTTGACGAACAGATTACGAACATCAATTCCAATATCAGCAATTTAACCGAACGCGTTACCGCGTTGGAAAACATGATTAAAACATACCCTAACTTTAACTATAAGTCATTCACCATGACGGGCACAAAATATTACAAAAAGGCTATTTTGGATATGCTTTCTTTCCCGTCTGCCGGTGACAGTGCTATCATCTGTTACGGCGTATTCCGTGTGTTAGGGCAGGATAGTTCTGTTCCCGTGACGAGTGGCTGGCGTGAGCAGTTTACAATGTCTCTGGATGTAAAGCACCAAATTGCGTCCCTGCTTGGAGCTACAAATCAAAACTGTTTAAAGTTTGAGCTGATGCCGCGAACGTCCTACGTTTCCAGTAATGGTGACGTACTTAACGGCGCGCCTACCAATGACAAACTCATTTCGGGCTTGCTTTGGGTTCCGGGGCCGGGCACGAGTGATTCTGTTCTCAATCCTCAGCTGTTTTTCAAAAACAACAATTCCGTCCGTTTCGTTTCGGATAGCTCCGTGTTATTCTCTGCTATCGCTACACATCAGGTTAACCCGCCTGCATGGGATACAATCTCCGGTGAGTGGGCGTTGTAAATAATTTATAAAACAAGAGCTCGAGTACCGTGTAGGTATTCGAGCCTTTGTTTTATTCTGCTATTTCAGCTAAAGCATCTATCAATTTCCAATATTCACAACAACCATTGTTTAATTCACAAAAATCACACCCCACCTCGTCAGTAGCGTCACAGCGGTATACCGACGCTTTATATAGATAATGGTATAGTTTCTTTGCTTGTATGCTATTATCAAAATGTAAAGCATATTTCAAATCATTCATCTTTTTTATTTCCATTTTTAACCTCCCTTTGTTCGCTATAAACAATGTCATTAATATCATCCATCATTTGATGTGTATCGGAACAATATAACACCAATGGACAGTTTCCACAGCCAAATTCATGCTCGAACAAATTGCAAGCGCACTCTAATGTTTCTTTCCAAACTTTTGCGCGTTTCGCAATTTCTTTAAAGCTAAAAATAAAGACTATATCATCTATATTATTTACTTTTACACTCATTCTTGACCTCACAGTATTTCTGTATGATGAGTTTTTCCGCTTGCTTTAAAGCGCTTGCTTGATAATCAAGCCATGTACCAGAACCCACGGGTTGTTTTGCACCCATTTGTAAACGCTTTAGCGTCGTAGGACTGCAAGTACGCCCTGCTATGCTGTAGCTGTCTGCAAGCGCCTTGCCGCAATAGCTGTATTCAATCCAGTTTAGGCAACCGTCAAGCAATTCGGTGTGGAGTTCGGACAACGTGTCCGGCGCTTCTGCGTCACCTAATCGGTTTAAAATGTCTATTGCGTATAGCTTTACGGCGCTCCTGTATGCGCCGCGCGGGGTTGTTTCATTTACTTTCTTGCGTATTTCAATGTAATTCAAGTGCTTCACGCTCCTTTATCTTTTTATTCAAGTATACTCTTGTACTATGAATATCCATGCAAAATGCATATATTTTACAGCCGGGCGTACACCTATCTTGCGTGTCACATTCCCCGCTATCAATGATGTTTCGTTCCACTGCGTAAAGTGCCGCCGAGAGGTGCTTTAACTGCTCGATGCTGTAATCTCTTGTGCTAATTGTTATCATCTTTCAACACTCCTTTTGCGTCATACTTGTTTAATTCATGTTGTATAAACTTTAGCAAACAATTTGTCAATTCACAAATGTAAGCGCATTCGCAATTATCACACCCGATAATGACACAGCTACGTGTTTCATATATTGTCTTTTGTACTTGGCGTACATAATGCCGCATTGCTTGCAAGTCCATATACGTCATAACTTCCACCACCTTTCACGTTACCGTTCTTACGTTGTACAAATCGTATTCGCCGTAGTCATTTGGACGAAAAATAGGTTTTACTATTTCAAAACCGTTGTTTTCGTAATAATTAAGTTTGCTATAATAACAACGCCTTTCTTTCCAGTCAATGTTATAACACCTACTTCCCTTTTCCCGTTCGTCCCAGTATGTCCGATATACACAAATATCTTTGCTGATGCAAAATGCAATTAGTTTTCCGTATTCTTCGACGGACGCTATCAAATATGCTCTTTTCTTCATAGCTTCATCCACCTTTCTACTGTCTTAAGCAGCTTGTAATCGTTGTATGTACGGTCAATCCATTCGAGCAGCTGGGCAAGCCCACAAAGCAACGTAGCCGCGATTATACTGAAACATAACACAATAATCATTGTTCTACCACCCTATAAATCAACTCCAAACGCCTTATGAGATTATCAATATCAAGGCAAGTAAAGCGCTCGAAAACTCCTAACTTGCCTAATGGACACGCATAACAATTTGGACCAAAACGCGCGCATATTTGCGTTTTCACCTGTAAAGCATTAAGCATTTGCAATGTGTCATATGCTAAACCCCTGTCACGCTTAACGTTCATCTTCATACCTCCTTTCTGCCGTCAAATCTGTAATATAGCAAGCGCCCATCTGCCTTGCGGCTTTGTGCGCTATGCGTTTTGCGTGTGCCGCTGTCTTTGCCTGTACGGGTATCTCGATGTTATATTTGCCCGTGTCCGGGTCTGCTACGGTCACTGCCACTAAATAACTGTTCATCGTTGCTTCCGTCCTTTCTCCAATTTGTGCCTATGCAACTATCTATTGCATGTACTGCAAACGGTATTTCGGTTTCCTTGGCGTTGTCCGCCCATGCGGGCTTTACAAGGTTTGCTTTGAATAGGTCTGTCCAGTTTGGTTTCATGGTTTTCACCTCCTTTTTATGACCTGCCTTATCAGCACGTGTAGGTCATCTCACGTGGACGGGCGTTGCGCCCGTTTCGGCTTAGATTTCAAATTCTTCCCCTGTTTCGTTGCGAAGCAGTTCGCAGTATGCTTCAAAAAATTCCTGCTCGCCGCCTTTTTCTTCCGTCCACTCGCTATGCAACTTCTCGCGTAAATCGTCCCGCATGTAACTAACGATTAGGTCACGGTCATAAAGGTTGCCGTCGAATTCGATTTTAACATTTCGCTTTTTCATTTTGTTTTACTTCCTTTCCTTTTTGGTTCTTGCATTCACATTTTAATGCATTCATAGAGCGGCACTATATGTCCATGTACCTTAAAGAACGGACTGGCATTCTCTTTTGCGGTGTAATGAAGTTTGCAACGGTGAAAACTTTTCTTGCCGCGCCATGCACCTGTTACGCAGTACACATAATTGCATATGCCATTTTCAATGCCTTTTATCTCAAGACCATTGAACCCGCTATAATATGCAATGCTTTCGTGACTCTCGCAATATTCTCGTTTTTTCATTTTTGCTCCCTCCGTTTAGTCAATTAGATTTTCTTTGTACAATTTGATTATATTATTATAGTCGTCTTCTGTTATAGCCCCGTTATACCCTATGAGATGCGACACAACATTAAAACGGTTTAATCGTGTGCTATAACGTTTTATTTGCTCTACAAGTTCCTCGTAACTTAATTTCCTGTAAATACTGTTCCCGCTTGCATCTTTAACGATTACTTTTGTTTTTATAAAGCTTCATTTTGTTTTCCTCTCTTTCCTTTTTTCTGATTATAGTATACTTTACGTTTGTAAACACCGTATGAACAATTTGTGAACAATTTGTGAACATTTTACTTTCTTTTGATTTCAAAGTTTTCGTCCGCACTTGCAAAGGTGTAACTATCGAAATCATATTCAATTCCGCTACCTAACTCGTCAAGATTATTCTTTAAATAGATTCTTGCTAAGTCGTAGTTTAAATAACGTGTTATGCTTTTCGCGCATTTATTAAGCGTTTCAATGACTTCCCGCGGAATTTCCACGTTTCCGAAAGGTCTATACCCGGTTACTATTACAGTGTCATAGTCAATTACATAAACGTCAGCGTTCCAACCGTATACGCCAGCGGTGTAGAAATTTGGTTCACGACATTTTAAAGCGTCTTGCATGTCGCAGTAGCCAACTTTGATGACGTTGCGATATGCGCTCATGATTGCTTTTTTCGTTATCTGTGTTTTCATTTTGCATTTTCCTTTCTGGCGTGTCATCATCAGTGCAACGCCGCCAACCGTTACAGACGGGCGTTGTGCCCGTTTCGACTGTTTAGAAAGTTTCCGTTTCGATTATTACAGCTTTCATCATGTAGGCATCTTCATAGGCTTTCGCGAACAACTGAGCATCTGTTATCTTGTAAAATTTCGCTTTGATAACCATTATCGTGTCTTTTAGTTCTTCGCTGTAGGTCTTTGCCCATACTTCATAAATTGTTCTTTTCATTTGTTTTTACTTCCTTTCCTTTTTTCTGTCTATATTATAGCATACCCCGGCACGAAATGTGTTAACAAACTGTGAACAAATTGTAAACAATTTATTAACAAATTATGAATTAAATATGAACAAGAATACTTTCATGCTTTAATGTATTAAAGTGGGTTAGTTGTGACTTAATCCTGTCTCTTATACACATCTCCGAGCCCACGAGACCCTAAGACATCTCGTATGCCGTCTTCTG